ATGGCGACAATTTCTTGGCTTCATCTTCACCAAGAATTTTACGAAAACGATTAATCAAATATGGTTCATCAAAGAACTTTGTATTCCAACCAGTCAGAATATCAGGATAATTATCTTTCCAAAACGCCATGAATTGTTTACAAAGAGAATATTCATCTTTACATTTAACATAAATCTCATTACCTTGAACTTCATAATCACCACAAGCAAATACAAATGCCGATTTACCAAAATTCATAAACTTCACGCAGATTGCTGTGATAGGTTCATTTGCTTTATATGGGTCAGGAAATCCATTCTCTGAACCAACTTCAATATCGACTACGGCAATTTGAATCTTATCAAAGTCATAGTCAACCATACCTGTATGTTGGTCGGCAATAAACGCATATTCAAAGCGAGTTTGGCCATAAATCTTAGGACCATTTGATACGCCATCAAATTGTTTGATATAGTCACGTGCATCGTTGATTCGACCAAAGATTTTCTGGTCAAGATAATCACCTTCTAGTGAAGTAAAGTTGGTGATTTTTTTGGATGGAATATAGAGAGAAGGAGAATATTCAATCTTCTCCTTTACTCTTTTACCATTTTGAATACCTCGATAAAGTATATTGTTACCGAAAGACTGCACATTAGTATAAAAGTTGCTCAATTTAGCCTGTAATGATTTGTTTTGTTGGAGGAACTACAATGCCAGAACCAAAGATTTGATTATAATTGTTAATAAAATCTTGTGCTGGAATATAAGAGTATACTACACTTCGCTTAGGAATGGCAAATGTGGTATCTTGTTTTTGTTCAGCGTGAAGTGGAAATGGTGCAAGTCCTACATTAGGCTGACCATCTTTACCACGAACTACTGCAATACCGACTGGATTTGACAATACGAATTCTGTTTCAGATTCCGATTCAATTTCACTTAATACTTCTTCACCAGTAATTAACTTTAGAATTTTGATATTCATAATACTTCCTTTTCATGTGATTAGACATGAAAGGATTATACTACAAATCAATTATAAAGTCAAGATAATACTGGTATATTTAAGCGTAAGTATCTTCAATGGAAGCGCCAGATGCGTGAACAATTTGCTCATCTTCATCATAGATTTTGACAGCATGAGTTGTCAAGTTATCCGAGAAGTTTTTGGCTTCGTCAAATGAATTGAAGAAATTGGTTAAGCTTCTTAAAATTCCGTTATTCCAAACATGAGAAACTACTTTGTGTTTTTTAGACATGGTATTATCCTTTAAAGAAAGTATTTAGTCCAAATCTTTTTTGTCTTATTTGTGTAACGTTTCAGATGGTATTGATTTTTAAAGACATTTAACTGTGGATGTTTATAGGCTTTCATTAGAGCTCTGCAAATATCTTCACTATTTGTTGGATCAGCATTACCAAATGATGTAGACCATGGAATCTCTTTAGAACCAACCAAAGGAATACCTTGTGAAATTAAATCTGCACCAACAATATTAAATGTTTCAGAAAAACTACATTGTAAACCAATATCCATTTCGGCACATAATTCCAAGAATTCTTCTCTTGGTGTCCATTGATGGTTGATTAATTGGTGACCTCTTTCGTGTAGATGTTGAAACAGACCTTTGAGGTTATTTTGAACTGGTCCACCTTGCATTTCGATACGACCAGCATTGATATGAAACCGTAACTGTTTACCTAATTTTTCAGCAAACTCCATGGCAGCAAATGCTTGTACCATGTGATTCTTTAATGGTCTAACGGCACCAAAACAAGACACATCAATATAGTATTTGTCTTTATTGAATTTCTTTTTCTTGTAATTCTGTGGATAGAAATTAGGCAGATAGATTACTTTATCTTTACCCAAGAATAATTGAATCTCTCTTAACATTCTCGGCGCATTACAAGCAATTGTAATATTCTTAAATTTGGCATAATCACCAAGCCAATCCATGGCCATTCCTTCACCAGCCATAAATGGCATTTCAGAATGTAAACGAATAATCCATTGAACTTTTGGATGTAGTTTGGTCAATACGGAGAATTTAGATGGAACAACCCATAATGCTTCAATAATAACATGAGATGGATTGTGTTGTTGAACTAATCTGTCGATACAATTATTATCTATTGCAACTTCTAAGACTGATTCTACACCAGAACCAATCAACATATCATTCATAAATTTTGCTGAGTTATATAAACCTGTGCTTAGCCCTAGTTTATTATGGACTTTTGCATTAAAGTCCTCTCTCCGCTTCAGTATGAATAATATTTTTTTCACTTTGCAATTCTCTTAATTGTTGTTCACGAGCAATGCGCTCAAACTCCTCATCCTCATATTTAGAGTTATCTTGTATGTCATCCATGTGACCAATTTCTTCTGTAACTTTTGATATCATCTTCCTCTACCAGCCTTTCGCATAATATTAGATTTTACTTTTAATGCTGGTTTTGCTTGAACTGGTTTGACTGCACCTTTATTTTTAATTTCTGGAACAGTAGGAACTCTTTTAGTATTAGATTTAATCACACTCATAATATCTCCTTATTGGTTGCGGGGGCTGGACTCGAACCAACAGAACCCGGATTATGAGTCCGGTGCAATACCTTTATGCGACCCCGCTATATACTTACTTATTCAGTTACCAATTCATAATCAGATTTAGAAACACCGCACTCAGGACAACATACATCATCCGGTAAACTATTATAATCTTCTACTGATAAAATGTGGCCACAGACCACACAACGATAGTAACTCATTATAGACCCTCCAAAACAGTTTTATAAGCATTAGCATGACGTTCTTCAACTTTCTTTAAAGCTGCAAATCGTTTTTCTGCTTTTTCTAATACATGAGCAAAAGCAACCGCATGCTCTTCACTTTCTTTAATCTGTTCACTAAATTCTTTTGCTGCAAACTCATCTTTATCTAAACGAGCATGGCGTTCAAAAGTAGGATACATTTCAGTATACTCATGAGTTTCACCGGCAATTGCCATTTCTAAACATTGTTTTGTTGATGGACGGCCGACCAATAATTCAAGGTGCCCCCATGCGTGTAGAATTTCTTGGTCTGCTGTGTGTTCAAAGTGTTTTGCAACATCTTCAAAACCTTCTTCACGAGCAATCTTAGCGAAATAACGATACTTAATATGAGCCATTGATTCGCCAGCCAATGCACTCTCAAGGTTTTTAATTGTAACAGACATAATTTACTCCATAGTTAAAATATTATATATTTCTCAAATCAATAAATTTTCGTTATTGCCGTTATGATATGTTTTAATGAACATTATCAAAAAAATTGATGGTGCCCTTTGTCCGACTCGAACAGACCACCTACTGATTACAAATCAGTTGCTCTACCAGATGAGCTAAAAGGGCTTGGTGGAGAATCTTGGAATCGAACCAAGTATGCCTGAGGCGACAGATTTACAGTCTGCTGAAGTCACCAATGCTTCTCATTCTCCTTGGCTCCAGAGCTTGGGGTCGAACCAAGGACATCAAAATTAACAGTTTTGCGCTCTACCGACTGAGCTACTCCGGAATAAAACTGGAGCGGGATATTGGAATCGAACCAATAACGAAAGGTTGGAAACCTTTAGTTTTACCATTAAACTAATCCCGCAAATATGGAGCGGAGGCTTGGATTTGCACCAAGTGACTAAGTTGGACACCTAATCTGGTTCTATACCCCGTCCGCATTGTTACTTTTCTTTTCTTGCTTTTTTCTTTTCATCAAGTCTAGCAAGCAAATCTAATAATTCTTTTTTAGTCAACATTCTACCCCAAGAAGGAGTTGGAGATGTATTTGTTTTTTGTTTCATATGTAATACTATAACAGATATCTACTTATTTGTCAACGAGTAAAATATCTTTTAATTAAAATATACCAGTATTTGATTCCACGAAATGTGGGTAGACAATCCATGATGTCAAAGGAAAAACCTACTTCTTTAGGAATGTTCCCGTAGGTCTTGTTCAAAGTATCCTTGCGTGTCATTTTCTTTCCATCCTAATGCTTCCATTTCGATATCTGAATCTGGATTTTGAACACCTTTAAATACTTCCCAAAGTTTTTCTTTAATGGCAAATTTGGTAAATAGACCGGCTTCATATCCGTGTGCTTCTATTTCCCAAGGTTGAACCCAATAATCAATTGTATCAGCATCAACTCTTTGGCCTTTCCAACGAGTTAATCTTTCATTGGTTTCACCGTAAACGTATTGCTTAATGTGAACCATTTCATGTGCAAGAGTTTTGAGTATATCATAACCGCCAATACCTGGATGGATTTCAATTTCAAAATCTCTTGGTTTACCACTTTCATTATAATCTTCAACTGAAGCATAACCATACGCATCAATATCTTTATTAAATTTTATACGAACAAAAATGTTATCTAACATCTTTTCGGTCATCAATTCCGAAGCGTAAAACAGAGCGGCTCTCTTGACGAAAGGTCTAAAGCGTTTTTTATCGGGACAGCCAACTATGCTTAACTTCATTAGGTCTCTCCTTAGTAAGTTGACCCAATAATCTATCCGCTTATTTATGACCTAGCATCTCTTATCAATACTTGAGATTTAATTTCTTCAGGTGAAAAGAAATGTTCTAATGTATCTATAACTCTTTGTTCTTCAAAGTTTTTACAACTGAATACATCAAGGTAGAGGTCTCCGTTATGGTCTAGGAAGTGCCCCATGATGCTGGAAGTTTCAATTAATTGTATGACCGTCCAGCCGGCTAAATCAGTTCCATCCGCAAAATGTACCAGTTGTGGTTCACCATATGGTATCATCTCAATCATTCTTACCAATTCTTTGGTAAAATGACGAATATATTCTGGATCTTGAGCTCTGGCTGGAAAACAACCTTTAGCATCTATAACTAGATGTTTACCCCAACCTTGCATTTACCACTCTCCGTTGTCGAACCAAACACGAATGGTGATTGGTAAAAGTTCTAGTATTAAAGCGTCTTGTTCCCACGCTTCATTTGTTTTAAAATAATCACAACGAATTCTCCAATGAAATGGATTTAATTTCAAAGTAATGTTAATTCCTGAATATTTCAACCAATTTATCATACGATACCCAATTGATGTTTGATATACTTATCCTTCATCATATCAGGTATTGTTAGATATGGTTCTTCCAAGATAAAGGGACAAGGACTACCCCATTTATATTCACTTAAAAATTGTCTTAATAAAACAATATCACTTTTATTTCTTGGATTAAAAGTTCTTTTACAATTTGTTAATAATTGATGTTCTACTAATTTACTCATTTCACATACTCTAAATTATCTTTACGCATATAGTGAATTTGTTGTGTGCTTCCATCAGGCACAGTTTTGACCACAGGAATAAAAGTTATTCCCTCAATCTCATTTGTTGCCCAATTTGAGTAAGTATAAAAGATGTCAGAGTTCGTCTTTGAACGAACCTTTTTGAGAATGGCTTTATCGCCAGTAATACCGGGTCTAGGAGTTTTTTTCACATTTTTCATAATATTACCATTATAACATAAAAAGGGGCTTTTGTCAAGCCCCTTATATCACTTACCGTTTGGGTAGTTTAACTGTTCCCACTCATCATCGGTAACAGGCCACCAATTATTCATCTTTCGATTTCACGGTAATTTTCTTTACCATGTCTTGTGCTTTGACCATGTTTTCCAACCATACTTTAAGCATACCATTTGCAATCTCGGCATCTTTAATCTCTACCTTGTCGGCAAGAGTAAAGCTACGAGTGAAATTGCGATTAGCAATACCTTTGTAAATGAAACTGGCTGGATCATCAGCGCTTTCAACAGCTGCACCTTTGATGACCAATTTGTTACCGTCTAAAGTAACTTCAATATCAGTTTTAGCAAAACCAGCAACTGCCATTTCAATGACATACTTGTTGTCTTTTACTTGACGAATATTGTATGGAGGATAGGCCGTAGCAGTCTTGGCGACTGTTTCTGTCACATCACGAATTTGGTCTAATACATCATCAAAACCAACTGTGAATGGATCCAAAGACTTATGGAGTGAAGCCCATTGTGGGAATAATAGATTTGTGCTTGTCATAGATTTCTCCTTTATTTAAGCGAGTTATTCAAAACTGCGGCCTCAAATGAGCACCGCACATATAGTATACTAGTATTTATACTAGTTTGTCAATAAGCACCTGGTTTTTTACCAATACTATATTTCGAAGTCAATTCCCAGTCATCCTTCTCTTTATGTGACAGAATTTTAATCTGTGATAGGAAGATAGGAGGCGGTTCCTCAATCTGTTTAATGTTTACCAACTTCACCAAACCCCAATCACTCAGCAGTTTAGCAATGGCATTCCTACGAGATAAATCATTCTCGGAGATATCCGTTGGTTTACCATCCAAGGCGAATAATTCCTTGAAGTGGACCACATAATATTTACCTTGCTTATGTAATATATGGCAAGATTGATACAATATTCTGTCTTTTTTGGAAGCTACACCGATACGAGTAAGAGTTTCACGCACTTTGAGAAAATCATCTTTTTCATTCAATGTAACTTCAACTAAATCGATAATTGAAATCATGACTTGTTCATTCCGTTGTTCTTATTATTATGGATATCAATACTATATTTAGTTTTAATGGTTTCCATATATTCCAAAACAGATTTAACATCTTCAATCCCAGCATCAGATTTTATTCTATTAGCTTTGAATGATATTACTTCAATGTTTCCTTTGACATATCCCAATTCAGGAATAATTCTATCCAGAGATGGTGAAAAATCTCCAGGTCCACGACCAGTTGTTGCAATTTCAAATGGAGCCTTCAATACAGGACAAACCTTAGGAATAACAATATCCGATAATTCTATATTAAAATCTATATTTTTTTGTTGCGCTCTCTGTTTGGCTCTTGACCACATAAGATATATGTAATTTTTTCCTAGTTTTCTATATTCTTCTCTACCTTTTAATTTGTTCTTTTCTTTATTTTTTTCTCTTGATTTTTTAGCATAAACGTTTCCTGATTTTTTTTGATTTTCAGATAAACACTCAGCACACCAACCATTACTGGTGTATCTTTTGGACAGGTGTCCGTGTTTACAAGGTTTTTCGGTAAAATAAAAAAGTGATTGAATTTTTTTTGCTTCTTTAGCTGTTTTAGGATAGTTCATAATTATTGTATTTGTAAATAGTATTATTGTATTTATAACAATTTACTTCTTTACTCCACCCTTTTCCACTATATTTTTTATTTCCTCTATTTGTTCGGTAGTAAGAATTCGTAATGCTTCTTTGGCCTTTTCATTGGAATAACCAAAATATTCTTTTACACATTCTATATCTTTGTCAACCTCTGATTTCTGCCACGGTTGGAATTTTCGTTTCATAGATCGTATAGTGTTGAGAAGATACTGGTATTGCATATCCTTGTCTATACCAGGAGTGAGGTTTAGCTGGTTGACATAAACAACACAATCAAGATGATAAGACAAGGCACGATTGACCACGAAAGGCACATAGTCCTTATAATCATGCTCATCTTTAAACGGAGATTTTTTAGTTTGTAAGATTGATGGTACAATCTCTTTAAATAAATCAGGCATATCAATACATTGTGGAAAGTAATTGTTGAAGTTCTTTTGATTTCTCATCTGTCATTTTAAAAACAGGAATCAAAGCCTCTTGTTCAATAGGAATTAGAATTCTTTCTTTTCCCCATCTATCTTTCCAATTTCGATATTTAAATTCTTTAGGTATTGCTCGATATACCCATCCATCCGAAAAATGTGGCCAAGTTGGATGTGGAACAGAAACAAAATATAATACATCTGCTTCTGTGCATTTACGAATTTGATTTGGTAAAAAACTAAATGAGTTTTCTTTGACAAAAGGAGCTTGAGTTTTGACTTCTACTTTATATTTACCATCAACAAGAATATCTTTTTCACGGTCATACTTGTTGTCATCGTAAACATGATAGACATCAACATCAAGTTGGCGAAGCATTTCTACAATAACTTTTTCGCCTTCTAGTCCTAATTTTAAAATGTTGATGTGATTCATTTGAACTCGCAATCTACCATAATTTCAGTAAGACAAGCGACCATGTTAATTTCATGGTCAGCTACGAAAGCGGACTGATATTGATATTTTGCGAGTATGAGGACCAACTGCGGAACCGTGTTGGCCTTTAACGCCTCATAAAGAGTATCATAAAGTTTACGATAAATCTTTACGGGGTCATTGTCTAGGTTGTTTGTAACCCATTTGCGAACAGAAGCAAAGTCTTTTTCTTTTAACGATGTGACAAGAGATTCAAGTTGAATATCAGCAATATTACTGAGAATACCACTATCAATTGTGCCAGAAACCGAATATCGCTGAAGCTCATTGATAACACGGCGATTATCTGGAAAGTGTTTTGTGATAACTGCAGCCACCACTTTTTTGTTATAAGTAATGTTCTCTTGTTCCAGTATCCATTCAACACGCTTAAAAAAGTCTGCTGCCATTTTCTGTTTAGAACCGTTGACCTTAAAGTCGACCACAGAGCAACGAGAATGGATTGGGTCAATGATACGATTTTTGAAATTACAGGTGAATATGAAAGAACAGTTTGATGCAAATTCTTCAATCGCACCACGCATCGCTGGTTGAGTTGAGTTAGGGTTAAGATAATCTGCCTCATCAATGATAACTACCTTTCGGCCACCCATAAGAGAAACCGATGAAGCATAGTTTTTAATTTTATTACGAAGAACATCAATGCCAGACTCATCAGAGCCATTGATAACAATATAGTCACAACCAACTTGTTCGCAGAGGGCTTTTGCGATTGTAGTTTTACCAACGCCCGCCGTACCGGATAATAATAAGTTTGGTATTTCTTTTCTATTGACATACTCTTGAAACGTGGCCTTGATTGCATCCGGCAAAATGCAATCTTCTACTTTCTTAGGCCGATACTTCTCCACCCACAATAACTGTTCCATCACATACTCCCATAATATAATAATTCATTTCACTTAATTGCATTGAGGCGACCAACGGTCTCCAAATAATTTTCTTCAACCGCAACATTACCATTTAAAACATTAATCACGGTGAATTTTTTATCTTCTTCAACTTTCTCAAATACCAAAACAACGTGCTCTGGATTAATTGCTAAAGAATTTCCTGTTTCGTGTTCTGTAAAATATAATAGCATTAAGATACCTTACTGTCTTTGGCTTCAAACGCTACCCAATATTGTAAATCATCTTTAGTATTTTGCCAATGACTAATACCTTTAAATGAAATTCTGACATTATAAGAACCAGGAATCATTTTAATATTATCAGTATTAAATACAATCTTATATGATTTACCATTGCCTTGGCCAACTTCAATGACATTGGTGTGAGCAGAATCGTCTTTTGCATCAAAGGTAACGATAGAGATTGTTTCGCCATCAGATTCTACAGCAATATTTGGAGAAGATACGGCTTTGGCAGTATCCATAATCCAATGATAATCTTCAGCACTTAAAGTGAATTCACATTCAGCGGCATCTAATTTAAGTTCACGGTCTGGTGGAGTTACAATTTGACTTTTCTCGGTCATGCGATACTTAGTTGAACGCTTACCATTCTTGAAAAGAATATTAACATCATCGAAATGCAATTCAGGAGAATCTTTAAAAAGATTATACACCAACAAGAATTGATTCAAATCATATACACAAAAGTCTTGTGGGAATTCATCTTTAAGATTTGCTTCAGCCAAAACAGATTTGCCTGAGGACATGGTTTTGATTTTCTTACCTTGTTTGAATTGGATGCCTTGATTGATTGAGGCAAAGTTCTTCAATACCGTTAAGGTTTCATTTGACAGTTTCATTTACTTCTCCATTATCTAAAAAATTAAATGTATCATGTTCATACAAAAACATCAAGCAGCACAGTGCGTGTGCTAAATGATTCTTACCAGTTTCTTGGTCATTTTGTTCACCTGATTTCCAAGCCCATAAATGCCGTTGTGCGGCATCAAAATATCTACGCTTAGAATCAGGTACCCATTTCCAATTATCTGGCTCATACTTCTCCGCACCAAAGGTAAGAATTTCTACTGTTGCCTTTAATGCGTTTGGTGGAACTAAACCATATTGCAATTTACCACCATCAAACTTACGACCACCTGTGGTGGCCGTTTGTGATGCTTTCACCTTGTTCTTCTCGCTTAATTTTTTAAGTGAGTGAACATCCCATGGTGCTAATGCCATTACATTTCTCCAACATAATTAGCAACTGCTGGCATATCTCCTTGGAAATGATATGTACCAATATGAGCAGTTCTCATCCATGGACACAAGAAGATTTGTCCGCCAAGTTTACGCCACATTTGACAGAACATATAATCTTCTGAAAGATAGCGGTCTGAACCACCACCTGTAATAGAATCTTTGGTGTCAATAACTGTATCAAAGTAAGCATGAATGTAACGAGTGCCATCAAAGTTAGCCTGACCTACATGGTCTGGTTTGTATTTGATTTCTGGATAAGCAACCTTCATCTTGTCAAATACTTCACGCTTAATCATCATGAAGCCGGTACCAATCTCTAATACATCAAGAGGTTCTGATACAGTAAATTGTGCTGTGCCTTTAACTGGATTAAATACGAAATCGCCAGCAACTTTTTCAAGTAATTGTGGTTCAATATCAGGATTCTTTTCTACGGCTTTCTTAACTGAACGCCATTTGATTGCCTTCTTAGGATAAGGACCACCAATAACATCTTTATCTAGTGCCAACAAGGCAATTACATCTTGTGGATTGAAGTGAACATCAGAATCAATAAACAACATATGTGTGCAATCGGAACGGTCAAGGAATTCATCAACAAGATAGTTTCTTGCACGGGTAATTAGGGACTCATTAAACAAGAATGAAAATTTGATTTGGACTCCGTATTGCATACAAAGACCTTGTAAATCTAAACAGGCTTTCATATAGAGACCATGATTTTGGCCGCCATACATCGGTGTGGCTACAAACAGTTTTTTCGTTTGTAGTTCTTCTTTTTTGATTGAAATTTCCATTTGTGCTCCGATAATTAAAGAAAAAGAGGGACTTGTGTCCCTCTACTCAAAACTTAAACTTCTTGGTGTGGTTGGTTGAAGCTGAAACCGGCAGCCAAAGCAGCTTTAACAAGTGCTTTAGTTGGTTTACCCATACGATACAAATTGAACTTTGTACCATCAGCACGGGTTTTGGTGTTTGTGTAAATTACATGGCCTTCTTGACGCAACTCATCAATACGAGCAGATACGTTTTGAATACCAAACTTTGCACGAGCTTGACTTGTGGTCAGACCATAGTCAGAGTTCTTGTTCAAGTAGTTTACGATTTTTTGTTTAGCTGATAGCTTTTTCATGTAATGCTCCATAGTATGTTAATAATAAATCCTTGCCTTAAGCAAGTTCTCACATCATATCATTATGTATGTGTGTTTGTCAAGCGTTTATCGACCAACTTGTGGTAAATATTTCGCTTTGGTATCTTCCCACGACAGATAAATTAAATCATCATAAAAAAGAGTTTCATAGGATACTTTATCTTTCTTTTGGAGCTGTCTAATTCTTGGTTTTGCGTAACGAGTTTTCCAAATAGTTGCCAATGCCTCATTACTGGTATCAAATGATTTTACCAGTTTATCTTCCGTAATTTGTTTACAGAGAAATTCATTGGTATTATTATAGAGTGGACTAAAGTAAATGCCACGTTGATGTTCGGTACGAATCAATTGTTTTGGAATACCAAGTTTAGAATAGGCAAAATTTAATGAACGATTTTTATGGTCACGCTTCAATGGGAGCCCTTGTGGATTCTTAGCTTCCCACCATTCAAAATATTTGCGAGTGTGGTTCTCTTTAATCCAATCAAACACTAATTTTTTAGTCGCTCTACTTGGTTCAAAAGCCACAGAACCAGAAGAAAAACCCATAGGATTCCAATGTTCAAGGCCATCATACTGAGAGAGACCACCTGATTTTGTTTTTCCGTATAATGACGTTGTAGTAACGCCAACAAGAGTGTCGCCATATTGCCTTTTCCAATCTGCTTGAACTGTATCGGATAAACACATCAATGCCAATAATTTACCACCCATATAATTAAAACCAAGTGGTTGTAATGGAACAATTGTAGAACCAATTGCAGTATGATTAATCATGTGTTGCTGTGTCTTTACATCTCTCGACCATCCGATTGCGTTATCTCTCGGAGTCAAGTCCAGGAAGTCTGAGGAGATACAGATAACACCAAGATATTTACCTGTTACTTCATCAGTCAAAACATAGAATAGATTACGACCAATGTTAGAATTGTTTTTCATTGTAGATGAGAATGTGCGAATGGCATTCCATCTTTCGGCATCAGGACCATTTGAAAGAACCATAACTGGTTTTAATTTCTCATAATCATCCGGTTCTTGTGGCATCCAAAAATTAGATTTGACTTTATCAACCAATTCTTTTTGTTTTGGATCTACCATCATAACTTCATCACCAAACAATGTAGATACTTCATGAACAGGATATCTTTCTTTTACTTCACACCATTTTTGGTATAAAGTATATTCACGAACATCCATTTGAGAAGCATAAGTTAAATCTTCAATGAGCTTCTGCTTCATTGATTCTTCATCAATATGTTCAAAGGTCGTATTTTCTTCCGACCATTTTTTCCATTGCGATTCTACAAACTCAATTGGTGTTGCCATTATATTAGTTTCAATGATTTAATTAATTTATTACGTTTCTTCATACCAGATTGTAACGCCAGAGGTTTTACTTTATTAGTATACACGATTCCATTCAAATGATCAAGCTCGTGTTGGAAAACTCGAGCAGATAAGCCATTTAACATTGTGGTTTGTTTTTGACCATTGTAATCTTGGTATTCCACTTCAATGGTAGATGGTCGATTAATTCTTAGACCTAATAATGGAAAAGATAAACAACCTTCCATCATGTTTACCTCATCGTTAGATTGCCAAATAATTTTAGGATTAAAAAATGCCACAAAATTATCTTCCGCACCCATTACAAAAACTCTATGTTTAAATCCACATTGATTGGCGGATAGACCATAACCTTTATGGTGTCGGCAAGTTTCAACCAAAGATGATGCAAATTGATTAGTATTAACTGGTGGATTACTAAAATCAAAATCAGGTAAAGCCTCCCGTAAAATAGGATTATTTTCGCCAACTAATTCAAAAATAGGAATACTTTGTGTTACCGCAGTGGGGTTTTTTACTATTTCTTCTGTGTTAAAACTAATGATTTCACTCATTTTGCAATCCTTGAAAAATTATTGACCTTCTCAAATTTAATTATTGACCTAAATTTATCAAACAGTTGGTCACCTTTATGTGAAATAACAAACACATTAGTATCTGTTCCCATTTCGTGAATTAGTTTTAAAAATTCTTCTGTGCCAACGCCATCAAGTGATGAATCAAACACCTCATCGAGAATCAACAAGTTGGTATTTGTAGAATTCTTTAGTTTAGCAATCTGTCGCCATGTGAACAATAGCGCCAAGTCAATACGCATCTTCTCACCTTCGGAAAAGTTAGCATAAGAAAATTCATCACGGTGTCTACTCTTAATAGTTTCTTCAAACTGTTCATTGATGTTGAAGTTTACAAAGAAGTCCATGGCAGTTAAATACTTATTAATCAACTTATTCATGATAGGTAAGTATTGACGAATAATCTTAGTCTTAATACCAGTATCTTTTAGTAATGCTCCTGCAAACTCATAATATTGTTTTTGTTCCGCCAATTCTTTTTGCGTAACCATTAAAGCGGAAAGTTCTTGTTGCAATTCTTTTAGTTTGGCATTTTCTTCTTCTAAACTATCTTTAGTTGCCGCAAGTTCTTCAATTTCTTTTTGTAGTTTAGAAATGTAAATATTGATTGCTGATATGGTAGAATTGTGTTTTACAATTTCATTATTGTGTTCTTGAATGTGCTTGACTATTTTTTGGATTTCTTCGATACGGATGTTCGCCTCTTGGATTTTTGTTTCAATATCCTGGATTCCAACTCCAATTTCTCCTTTTGTTTTATCGATTCCACTAAGTTGGCTACGTCTGAAGGTGTCAGCAATACCTTGTTTGCAGGTTGGGCAGTCGTGGTTTTCTTCATAGAATTTATACTCCTTATCTAATTTCTTTAAACGAGATTCAAGTTTGGATTCCAACTGTAATAGTTTGGTACTTTTCTTTTCTACAGCAAGTTTATCTTGTATCTTGCTCTGTAATACATCAATGTGCTTTTGAATTAAATCAATATTTCTTTGTAAAGTAAAGTTTTGGTCTATACTTTCCCTAACTTCTTTTTTCTTCTTCCCAATTTCGGTATCAGAACGAGTTTTATGTTCTTCAATATTTTGTTTTTGAAACTTAATCTTCTCGGCAGTAAGTTCCATTTCGTGTTTTTTTGCTGTTGTTTGTTCTTTAATTTCTGCCATCTTCTCTTTAACCACACCATTCATTGATGAGAAGATACCAATATCAAGTAAATCCTCAATAATTGCTCTGCGGTCGGCAGGAGTTAATTGCATGAAAGGAACAAATGATGCCGAACCAAGAATAACAACTTGAGTAAACGATTTGAAATTTAATTTGAGAATGAACTTCTCTAGATGTTCTTGGTAATCTTTTGCTGCGGCATCTTGATTTAATAATACCCCGTCTTGAAGAATCTCAAATGTATTAGGTTTAATACCACGAATAACCTTATATTTCTTTTTGCCAATAGAAAACTCAATCTCAACAACAGCTGCCTGATTGTTGATAGAATTTAATAGTTGTGGTTTGTTAATCTTACGAAATGGTTTACCAAAAAGACCAAAACATAAGGCATCTAAAATAGTAGATTTGCCTGCACCATTGTTGCCAATAATGAGTGTGTTTGGTGACCTTTGAAAGTCAATTTCAGTAAAACTTGCTCCGGTGGATAAGAAATTCTTCCAACGGACTTTTTGGAATATAATCATGCCTGTTCTAGGTTTAATGCCTCAACGTATAGTTCTTTCAATACCGTTTTTAGCTTATCATTATCAATATGTTCTTCTGAAATACCATCTACAAACTTATTAATGATTGTGATTGTATCTTCTGCTTCATTAATTATATCATCTTCTACACCTTCTGTCAAGTCACTAAAGTCCTCGGCAATGGTAATATCAATTGGATTTACTTTGTAAAGATTCTCCATGAACCGGTCAAACAGATGTGGATTAGTTTTGTGAATTACTACCACCTTGACATAAGTTCCGGCAAACTTGCTCAAATCTTGGCCAGTAATTTCGGTAATACTATTCTCTTTATCATTGTAAGAGATTTTGTGAAACATTACATTAGGGTTTGGAATAAATTCAAGATTAAGAGTATTAACATCAAATAAATGAAACCCACGAGCATCATTATAATCTTGCCAAGTGAGTTCGTAGGGGTTTCCAAGATAATGTATATTATCGGAGTTAGAACGATGATGATAGTGGCCACTAAAGACCACATTAAAGCGCTTGAATAATTCACGATTTAATCCTTCATGTGATGGCATACCTCTTTGCATGGCAAAGCCTGCAATTTCAAAATGTCCCATAACGATACTAGCATTGGTATTAGCTAGTTCTGACATACTATCGTCATAATTCTCTGGACAAATCCAAGGCATCATGCAGATGTTGGTGTCTTTTACATTGATTGTAGTAGGTTCATCAATAACATTAATGTTGGTATATTCTTTAAGCAATAGGTCTACCGAATTAACATCATTGGTATTTTTAAAATAAGTATCATGATTACCTGCCAACATATGAACTTGAATGTTTCGTTTAACCAATTCATCAAAGAACATTTCCTTGGTTCGTTTCAAGGAATAAAAATTTACATATTTGCGTCTATCAAAAGTGTCACCAAGAATAAGAACGCAATCAATGCCATTTGCATCCAAAGTAGGGAAGAAAGTATCACGGTAAAAACGTTCATAGTAGTCTAAAAAGTGTAGTGAATCGTTACGAGCACCAAAATGTTGGTCTGTTATAATTGCAATTTTCATAATGTTTTAATCAATATAATTTTCTTGTTTTCACCTGTGGGTTTAACAAATAACTTCTTCAATTCAGCATTGTCATGCCATTTCATACTACTAGATTGGTGTGGTGGTAATCCTGCCGTTTCACCAATCTTTTTCCAATTGTCGGCCAAATATACTGCACCATTCTTGCCTGCGCCAACAAAGGTAATAATATGTTTTAATTCATCACCATACTTTGCTTTCCATGCCGCTGGTGCCTTTTGCCGTAATTGTTTTAATACTTGTGTGCCAGCATTTTTGACCGACTTACTAAAACAAAATCTCCAATTATTAGCAATGGTATTAAAGTGTTCTTTGTATTCCGTTTTAGATACACCTAAATGCCTTAATATATCTTTTGGTGGAGGATAAACAGAAGAACCAAGTCCAATCATGCCAATACATTCACCTAACATTCCGTTATCAATGTAAATCAACCAATCAATTCTACGACCTACTGAAGAATTTGATGCCACATAAGAATGATGTGTTTCAATAATATTCTTTACTAAATCTTTCTGTTGTTGAGTGGTAACTTGTACCAACTCAATCATGTTTAATTCCGGTCTGGTTTTGTTTTACTAATATCATCATAATATTTAATTTCAATTACTGAATCAACAGGTTTCAAAGTGCGTGCAAATTCAATAGCATCGTGAAATGTTTCAAACGATTTGAATCTTACGGCGCCGCCAGATAAGGTGTATGTTAATCTATACATTATATCACTCCTCTAAAAACTTTTCAATACCTTTGGGCTTGTTTGCCTCTTTTTTCTTTTCTCTTGCTTCTTCATAATTGCCAATAAATTCGGCAATATTATCATAGAGTTCAAACTGTCTTGTGGTACCATCTTCTAGTTCCATCATTTCCATTTCATCTAAAATACCCATTTGTTCTGTGGCTTTATACTTTACATAAGTCTGTTTCTTTTCTTTTTGAATTCTTCGTAAAAAGGCAAAGTAAATGATTTGTGTAAAGTAAGCAAATGGATTCTTAGATTTGGTAGGATCAAAATTATCAAAATACATTAGACAGTTTTCAATACCATCTGATATCATTTCATCACGATAGGTGTAGTTAATGAAGTTGGGTTTATGAGATAATCCTTCGGCAATCTTCATGAAACACTCTCCAATATAGTTTGGAATAGGAGGTGGGTTAGTTTTATTCTTCTTTGCTAACTTACAACCTTCTTTATAATCAACAAGAGCTTGTAGAAAGTCTGCATTGTTGACGTATTGTTTTGGTTTCTTGGTTAATTTAGGTGTTGGTGTATTCATATTTACCATAATAGTTAT